TTAAAGTACATCCATGCAGCGGCACCGGCCATGGCAACACCAGCAATGATTGGGCCTGCACTCTTTAGAGCACCAAGGAACTTGCCCTGTGCGCTGGAACTGATGTTAAACATACCGGCCATTTGAGAGCCAAGCCACTTGGCACCAATAGCAACCTTGTTGAATGCTGCACCCATTAGGCTAGGGAACATTGTTCCAAAGATACCTACGGCAGTTAGAGACTCAGTAATTGCACCGGCAATTCCATCGGTCATACCGAACATGTTTCCGAGCATACCGGCAGCAAGTGTGGTGGCAGTAAAGGTGTTAGCCAACTTCTGCATAGATGCGCGGGTCTTTTCGGTAGCAGCCTGAATCTGCTCCTGCTTTGTAATTTCTTCTAGGTCAGACTGCTTTACACGACGACCCTGAACTGATGTTGGGTGGGTGGTAGAGTCGGTATACATTGGGTGACCACCCTTGTTGTATGCCATACCCGCTGGTAGTGGCATCTTAATAGGCGTAGCGGTGGTGCCCTGAGCGGCGTTCATTGCCTTAACGAAGTTCTGTAGTTCTAGGGTAAGGGCAGCAACAGAAGAAGTCTGAGCATCCCAAATAGCCATAGACTTTGATGCAACGATCTGCTGCATACGCTCTTCGACGGATACCATCTTAAAGCGAGTAGCCAAAAGACCGATACCGGAAGCAACCTTCAAACCGTTAGCAAGAAGGTTAGCGAATAGACCGGTCATCATAAGTAGAGGACCAGCGATAGCAATGACAGAAGCAATAATTGCAAGGAACTTCTTTGTACCGTCGCTCCAACCGTTGAACTTCTCGATTAGACTGCTAACGGCGTCAAGGATCATTGCGGCAGGCTCTAGGAATGCCTTACCCACATCTGCTAGGTTGATCTTTAGAGTCTCGACTGCCTTGTCCAACTTCTTGAATGGCTGGCTGTTCTGGCGGTCCAACTCCTGCTGAGCGATAGCAGCATTCTGTAGAGCGGTGTTATTTGCAACGTTAAGAGCGGTCTGATACTGAGTTAGAGTCTCAGTCTTTGTAACCATCTGCTCTAGAAGACCCAAAGCCTTAGAACCCTGATAGATACCGAATACGTCACGAGTAACGGCGATCTTCTTGTCTGGCGTCAAGTCCTTGATTGCCTCAGCAAACTTCATTAGGGTAGGAATGGTTTCGCCATTCGTCTCAGCAATAAGACCCTTTAGGCTCTTTCCGGTCGCGTCGTAGAAGGTCTGTAGACCCTTACCGTATGTTGCAACAAGACGGAAGTTAATTGACTTTAGGGCGTTAGCACCCTCGGCTGCATCGATACCGGCAGACTTGAATGCGGTTAGAAGTGCACCAGTGTCCTTTAGGGTAGCACCAAGTTCGTTCATAACACCGGATACCTTCGGAATAGCGGTCACGAAGTCCTGTGCAGATAGAACGGTCTGGTTCTCCATTGCGTTAATGTAGTTCCAGTTATCGGCTAGTTCCTGCTGGTTAGACTGGTACACAGTCTGCATAGAAATGGTAGCCTTAACAGCGTCCTGCCACTGTAGTTCACCTAGGACGGCAGCACGCGTGGTAGCCATGGTAGCCTGCTGTAGTTCATTACCAGACTTACCAGATGCAGCAAGGTCGGCCATGATGCCAAGGGTGTCCTGAGCGCTCTGACCATAAATACGAGCGGCGGCTCTTGCAGTATTCTCCGCAGTTTCTCTAATAGAGTCTGTGTTTTCCTGCAAAGCCGTAGTGGCGTCACCATAAACCTTAACAACCTGAGTAATAGCCTTGTCAAGATCGTAAGCCATCTTTCCTGTGGCAGCGGCTGCAATACCCATAGGCACAGCAAAACCGACCATCAACTGACGACCGGCCCACTGTGTATTCTTACCCCAATTAACTGCGTTGTCAGCAGCAACGTTTAGGGCCTTTGACCACATACCAATTCTGTTGGTCATGGTGTTTAGATCGGCTGGAAGAGTCTTCGGGATAAAGGTATCAACCGAAAACTTTCCAGTCTTGCTGTTCTGGGACCATGAAACACCAACCGACTTCTGAATTGCCAGTTGGTCCTTCATGACCTCGTTGAGCATCTTACGGTTCTTGATTACATCAAGTAGCGTAGACTTTCCTTCACGGATGCTCTTTGAAAAGGCGTCCTGTGCTGAGAGCACCTGACCCTGACGAACACGGTAGGTATCTAGAGTAGCGATATTACCCTGCATGGCGGTACGGATATCATTCATTGCCGCCATTTGTGACTGCCAAGTGTTAGTCTTTCCGTTGGCAGAGGCGTTGGCAATGATCGTCGCCTGCAAGTTGTTCATTGCAGATTCGAATGCGCGAACCTGTGCGGTAGCGGCCCTAAAGTCGGCCTTACCGTTGATTCTAATATCGATTTGCTCTATTTTATCTCAGTCCTATTCCGTTTCAATTTCTAGTCCAAGGCCAGTACCCATGAAGTCTGCTTCCTCTTCACTCAGGCCCTGTAGCACGGCTTCGGCCTTTCTCTTCACTTCTTCGAATCTTGCCTTTGCGTTTTCTTCTTCTGCGCTGTCTAGATTGATTCCCTTTAGTGCCGCCGCGAACTTTTGTCTGTTTCGCTCTTGCGTCCTTGCTGCTTCGACAATTGCTGTCAACTCGTCAAGGTTAAGGTTTTCCTCTAGTTCATCAAAGTTCTTCCAGTGTCCTATGAGAAAGGCTTCCGCCTCTAGTTCTGCTAAATTCAGATCGTCCCAGCCGACTCCGCTGCCGTCATCGCTGCTTCCATCAGTTTTGGGTCTGCAAGGTTCACACCCGTGCAAATCTCAATGATCTTGTATGCTGTTGGGAGGTCAAGTACATCTTCGTAATCCTCAATGTCCTTTGCACCCTTGTTCTTTTCCAAACAAATGATGGTTAGGTCAACGATCTGGTCGATGCCGGTCTTTTCCTCTTCACCCTCGGCTGGCTCTGGGGCATTGCCAAGGTTTGATAGTTCCTTCATGAACTTCTTCATCTGCTTAATTGGCAGTGGGCGAAGTTCCAACTCAGTACCGTCCTGTAGTTCAAGAGTTACTGTGTCATAAACGTTTGTAGCCATGTTTCTCCTATTCGGGTTTAATGGTTAAAGTATATCAGGATATGGTATTGCCTGACAAATTTAGGACATAAGAAAGGGGCCGGTGAATACCGGCCCCTCTCCAATGAAGTTATTATCAGGCTTCAACCTGACGGTCACGGACGATACCGTATTCCTTACCGGTGTAGTAAGGGTCTGGTAGTAGACGTAGTGACACAGGGATCGTTGTTGCATCAGCCTTTGATAGACTGTGTGCAGAAGCGTCAACGTTTAGTGCACGACGAACGTGGTATAGACGCTCCATCTTCTTGTTAGTTGCACTACGAGGCGCAGGACCAACAAAAACAAGAGAGCGCTCGACTGGCTCGTCATATAGAGCACCGCCTGCAACACCCAACTCAGTGTCTGATCCTGTCGTGTCGATGCTTGATTCCTTCTGGCCCCAAGCAACGATTAGGTTCTGTAGAGTTGCCTCTGCTAGAGTCGTGTTAACCGTAGCGGTCATGCCCTGCTTGAACATCTTTGCAGCGTCAAGCAACTGGTCAACAGCAACCTCACCGAAGTCAGGCTCGTATGAGAATTCAACTCCATCCGTTGTGTAACCAAGGTTACGCCAGTCGGTAGATGCCTCTAGGGCTGGTGCCGCTGGTGAATTGGCGCTCAATGTTGGTAGAGCAACTGCAACGTTACCGCCTGCTCCGTAGAACGCAGAGTCGGTAGAGTCCTTAACTGATACGAAGAGTGCTGCTGCACCCACGATAATGTTTCTTACTGAAAAAGCCATTCCTTATCTTCACTCCTTTCGTGATTTGTTTTTGCTGGCTAGGCGTGAATACTTCCTCATTATGTATATTACAGTAATGTCTTTAGAAAGCAAAATGTCTAGCCAATCAATTCTAATTTACCTTCTTGTTCGACTCTTCATCGAATTCAGTCTGGGTATACTTCATGTTGATGGTGATAAGACCGTCTCGTCTGCCGCCCTCTTCTGTGCTGGGCTGTGGACCCTGAACCGTCGATACCCAGAGGGTCTTGTAGTCAAAGGTCTTTAGAGCAGCGCTCGTGCTGACATTCTGAATATAGTCGTTTAGTTCGCTTGCTGAGTCATCACGCCTGTTGAACTTTGTCTGGAACAGGTTAATTACCCTACGAATATCTTCCTCGTTAGAAGAGAACACGCTGAACGCACCGGCCTCGTTTTCAATGAACCACGAGTTTCCGGTGTCGCCACGGGAGAATGAGTAAACGATGTATGGCTTACCCATTTCGTTGAACATCTTCTCCTGCTGTGGAGTGATAATAGGAACGTACTTTGTTCCATTCTCATCGGCGTAATCGTCAACTGTCCAGCCTAGGTTGTCCTGTAGCAAACGCCACATGTAACTTCTTAGACCGTGAACTGCTGATAGTTTGTAATCTGTCATTCTGGGTAATTCACATCCATTCCGAACTTTCCGTTCTTATCTACATATCTACTTGCTTGCTTGTAACTCTTGGCCTTACCAAGAATATAAGCCTCTGAATAGTTCCTGCCGGCCTCATATGCAGCGTCGTTACTTGCAAAGGTTGACATGGTAAACGTCTTGTTACGCTTTCTTCCCTTGCGCATTTCTCGCTCTGCACGGCCCAAGTCCTTTTCAATGATGTTCTTGATGCTGCCCTGCCAAACAGATGCTGCACCACCACCAGTCCACCACTGAGTCCAATATGCTGTAAATCTACCGGCGTTGGTATTTGGCATCTGGTTCTGGCTCATCTTGGCGAAAATGAATCCCTTCTTAGAATTAACCACGGGAATCCATAGCGCCTTAGCATTTACAGGAACAATCGTCACAGGTAGGCCGTATTCCATCATTGGAGCCTTCCATGTGAAGTAATACTTTCTCTTGCTCAATCTTGCTAGTTCCTCCGCTGGAACATTCTTGATTGGGTCATTAGAACTACCGGCTCCACTCTTTCTTTCCTGTGGAGTTAGAATAGGAGCCTTAGAGGGCTTCCATTCCCACGATGCCTGTCGGTTTACACCGCGCCCTGTTAGGGTGTGTGCCCATAGTCTTCCCTGTGGAAGACCGGTCATTCTCCATTCATAGACGTGAGAGTAGGCGTCGCTATTGCTCGCTGCTGCGTTGTCCATTTCCCTGTCGAATTCCTTAGCCATATCGTTGTGGGCATATTCGACAACAGATGTAATAAAGCGGTCGGTGGACGCAGTAGCCTGAAACCCTTGGATAAATCCAAGAGCCTTGTAACCATCGGTTAGGTCTGCCTCAATATCAATAGCATTACGCTTTGATCTACCCGACTTCTTAGGCACTCTGCACCCCGGCTCGTCGCATGTAAGCCTTGTTCTCGATGTGATTTCCAAAAGGATCAATGACCGGCTGGATACCAACGATATCGAATACCGTCCCCTTGAACGTCGTTGGGTCACCGTTGGACTTTTCCTCAGCCCAAAGCAGGTAGCCTTCACGGTTTCTAATCTCCGTGATACGGTCAGAGTTGGTCAGGACAACACCGGCTGGGAAGTTCATTTCCACGAACTCCAACACATTGACCTCTCCACCGCTTGTGAAGACTTCTACGGCGCTGTCATTTGCGATGACAGGTCGAACCATGCAGTCAATTGTTCGTGCCGTCTCAACGCCGTCTGAGGCGTCTACGTCAACAACCCACTTCTTGGTAATCTCACCAGTGTCAGGGTCTTGGACATTTACGTAGTGTCCGTCCTCGCCCTTGGTGGATGAAACAGGGGAGAGCACTGTGGCTCTCATGTTGAACTTAGCGTCTACTAGGCATCCAAACATCAGATAATTGCCATGGAGACAACAGAATATGGCTCTAGCAACTTGTCCACGGTAGCGCTTCCTGTACCGGCGAATGCTCGTGGGTCGAACTGGAAACGCCAGTCAGCAGCGCTAATAGCGATAAGGTATCTGTCTCTCCATGCAGCCTCCTTGCATGAGAATTCTTCTGCAAGCAATAGAGCAGCCTGCTTAATGTCGTTAGGAACGCTCAACCAGCCGAACTCCCCGCTAATGACGTACTTAACGTCGGTGCCAAAGCGGTCAGTGCGTGGGCCATAACGAAGATCACGAATAGGACCGGCAACACCGATAGTGTCTCCGTTCCATGTGTAGCCCTCGCTCTTTAGGGTAAAGCCATTGCCAGTTACTCGGTAACCGTCAGCAGAGATAATACGCTCGGTGCTGCGTAGGGAAGCATTGCCAGTTCCATAAATGGTGGCTGTACCCTTGCGGTATCCGAAACGCTGACCTGTAGCGCTCTCAATGATCTTTCTGACCAAAGCCTCTAGTTCTGCGACCTTGGCGTCTGATAGAGGTTCAAAGTTAGCGTTGAATGCCTTTAGTTCTGCCGCATTGAATAGCGGAGTCACAACGTCGTGCTCTTCCTCACGAGTGTAGGTGGTTGCACCAATAGCAAAGGTCCACTTAACTCTGAAAGGTCCGTCAGTGTGCGTCACTGCATACGGAACTAGGGCCGGTGTTGTTGGGGCACTTCCCAAAACAACACCGTCCCTCGTGAATTCAACTGCGGTGACTTCTGCACCGTTAATGTTGAGATTAAGTTCCGCGTCTGTCGCGTCTCTGTAGATTTCAGACATGTTTTAATTATATCAGACCGATTACTCGATCATGAATAGAATTCCTCCGCTTCCGAAGGCAACGCTACACGGAAGCCCTCGTGATTTGCAACAATGAACTCTGCATCATCCTGAGATACTGGAAGGAACGGGTGCTCACGAGTGAACTTGTAACCACGTACTTCGTATACTCCATTTGTGCGGTGCATGCGCAATAGAACCTGAGGCTGGTCACGTACCGGCGACTTCTCTACAACAGGCTCTTCGTTAACTGCTTCTACCTTCTCTACCTCTGGCAAATCTTCAGGGTCTGGGAAGGCAGCCTTGTACATTTCCCATGAGACACCGTTCTCACTGAATGACTTAATAAGGGCTTGGCGCTTTGGCTCTCCCTTGGAATCCTTGTCAATCTCTTCCAGATCAATACCGAAGTGGTCAGCAACCTGCTTCAATACGTCGGTGTTCAACTTTACAAAACTCATAGTAAATCCTTTCTGTTTGTGATTCGATTATACACCCTACCGGGCATATAGCAAAGGACCGACCCCGAAGGGTCGGTCCTAATGCTTATTGAGTTAAAACTCAGACAGTTGCTGCCTTAACGTTCTTAACTACGACGAATGCGTCACCGTTCTCAATTGCAGTACCTACACGAGTGTATAGTGTGTACTCAATTGCGTCCTTCTTAGCCACGAACTCACGGTAAACCACAATCTCACGCTTGATTGCCCAAATTAGGTTCTTTGGGAATGTTAGCCAAATGTCAGAGTGCTCGCCGGTTGCCCCGCTGTAGTCACCTGTCTTGGCCTCGTCAAATAGTGGAACCACCTGAGTTGGGATGCCGAAGATACGACCCATGCTATCGAAGTTAGAGAAGTTCTGAGCCACAACAGCGTCAGGAACCATGAAGTCGTTAGCCTTCATCTGTAGACCGTATACGTAATCCTGAATTGCGTTAGCACCCAAGAAGAACTTTAGGTCACCACGACGCTGTAGGTACTTCTGTGGCATGGTCTTTAGGGCCTTGTGGAAGATATCTCTATCAACCACGCTACCGCCAGCGTCGATTACTCGACCCTGTAGGTGTGCGAAACGGCTCCATCCGTCCTGACCACCTAGGAATGGGTCATCATTCTTGGTGGTGTCACCGTTAATGCCCATGTCCTCTAGGTCCGTACCTACCTGTGTTGCGAACATGCGAGCGATGTGGTCTTCTAGCGCTGCACCTTCCTTACCGTCCTCTAGGCTTTCCGTAGAAAGTTCCCAATCTAGACGGTACTTGGTTGTGGTAAGGGAAACCTTACCGAATGCTACGCCAACGTTACGACCATCGTCAACAGCCTGTGTTGCACGACGTAGTAGACGTGTACCTACACCGATCTTGTCCAACTCTGCGGTGTCAGACTTAAGTCTTTCAACGCGAACCTGCCCACCTAGAACCGTTGCATCGACAGTGTAGTCGATAAAACGCTCTGCTAGTTCAGGAGCAAGCAAACCAGAACGGTGTCCGTCTGGGGCTGCACCCAAAGTGGTGGTAGTAATTACCTTCTCAAATAGTGGATTCATTGTTATCCTTTCACCTCTCCTTCTTTTAGTTGTCCCTTAGGGAATTTACACCGAGGAAGTGTCCACCCCATGTACTCGTAGTGTTCTTTTCCACTACTGTTTCTGACTCCCCGCCAAGGTCGCCAGACTTCTTTACAGCGCTTGCAGACTGTAGGCTAGAGATAGACTTTTCCATCTTCCCTAGTTCGTCCTTAATGCTGTTAAACTTTTCGCTCAACTGAGAGTGCTTCTCAGTCAATTCCTTGACCTTTCCGTCAAGTTCATCGACTACCTTCTCCACCTTCTCGTTAACGGATGCAATCGCACCGTCAAGAGCCTCGCGGTTCTTTTCTAGGCTGTCGGTGATCTTCTCAGATAGTTCATCAAACATCTTTGCAAGATCGTCTTCTGCATCATCAACTTCGGAAACTTCGTCCTCCGTAGCCTCAGCGTCGTCCTCTGCACCGGCCTCGTCAACAACCTCTTCTTCTGCTGCCTTCTCTAGATCAGTCTTTTCTGATTCAACCGAAGAATCGGCTTCGCGCTCTGCCTCGCCCTGCTCAACAACCTCTTCATCAGTTGTCTCATTAGGCTGTGCATCCTTTTCTACTGTATCTTCTGCCACGTCAACACCTCCTTCGTTAATTGCAGTGTCCTGCACTTCGTTGATTGAAGAAAGATACTTATGTACAGCGGCATTCATCTTCTCTGTCTTGTCCGAATCTGTGCTGTACTCAAACCACCCAACGTTCACCATAGGCTGTTCACAGAACGTGCACTCTAGTGATTCTTCGGTGGAAGTCTTAGCAATTTCGTCTGTCTTGCAGTAGAAAGTGTATTCACTCTTCGTATCTGCAATCATTCCTGTTACGTCAAGCGAACCATCTGCATTCTTTTCGAAGGAGAAGATGTTCGCCAACTGGTTTGCTGGGTTATCCACAAGGGATAGTTCTACAAGTTCATAGTCCTTAATGATTCGTACTGACTTACCGGCTGCCTTGTCGAACTCGGTGTCGGCGTCAAGGACGTTTCCACCAATCGAAAAGCCGGTTAGTGTTCCGTCTAGAACCTTTTCCCAAGTAGACTGAGCACCCTTAGACACATAGACTGTTACGAAAACACCCTTGTGCGTTGTACCGGTCTTAGGGTCAACGAATGATTCCTCACGGAAGTCAACCATCTTTCCTACTGCTACCGGCTGGTGCATTTCACGGATGTTCCCACGGAAACGGCTAAATGCTCTGGTAGATGCGGCTGCCAGAACAATGTCAGACTGTGAGTCTGGGTTGTCCAGCGAAGCAAATCCAGATACTAGACGCTTCTCTTCATTAACCTTGGTTAGCGGCATGGACAAACGAACGTTGTCGCCACTCGCTACCCAATGTGCCTTAGTGATTTCCATGTAACAGATAGTATCAG